ACAACGGTGCAGCTAAAAAAGATATCGGTTAATCCGCAGTATTCAATTTAGTCGGTGGAGGCACTCTTGTGCCTCTGCCTTTTTTAATTTTTGAGAGAGTTATATAGTGAATATTGCATCAGCGTTACTAAAACAGATTATAGTTCAAAAAGATTTAGACACATGGTCTAAGTTAAAAGAACATTACCTCCCTGGTGAATATCAGTCAATATTCCGCATCCTTGATAAACACATAGACAATTATCAAGACCTCCCCCAATTTGAAGATCTCCAATATGAAGTGCGAGATCGACAACTTCAAGAAAAAATATTTGCAATCGAATCAGTTGAAGTCGAGGTAGACGCATGGCTTTTACTTGATTATCTCAAAAATGAATATGCACAAGTAGAAATTCTAGATGAACTTGATACTTACATTGACAACACAGTTGCAATGGCTAGTGCAGAAGAAAACATAGAACAACTCCAAGAAATAGTATTAAGGGTAAGTGACAAGGTAGATGTCAAGCCACCCGAAGAAAGTATGCAGAGCATATCTTTATTCGAGGATGACAAAGAACTATCGAGGTATTTACCCTTAGGACTTAATAGTGAGTACGATTCACAAATTCAGTTCTCACCCAAAGACTTAGTGCTAGTTGGCGGGCGACGAGGAGCAGGTAAGTCCGTTACCTGTTGTAATCTAGCAGCAAATGTATACGATTCAGGTCGTAGTGCGCTCTACTTTACTATAGAAATGGACAGCAGATCAATCCTTCAAAGGATTTGTTCTGTATCAACAAAAATACCATTAAAAAGACTACGCAGTAAAATGCTATCCGCTGAAGAGTGGAATCTAGTAGGCGGCTGGTGGGCAGGTAGATTTGACGGTGGGCATGAATTGTTGCCAGAGTTTGTAAAAACACATGACTTTGATACATTTCATAAAAACCTAACAAAACTACCTCTCCACAAAGAAAAGCAATTGGATGTTATTTACGATCCAGCTTTAACTCTCTCAAAAATACAGTCAGAGCTAGATAAAAAGGTTAACCAACTTGATGTTGGTGTGGTAATTGTTGATTATCTAAACCAAGTCAAACGCCACAATGCGCCAAGTCGTTCAGGTCAATATGATTGGACAGAACAGATTGAAGTCAGTAAGAAAATGAAACTATACGCTCAGCAGTATGAAACCCTATTCTTTGCCCCATACCAAACAGATGCTAGTGGAGAGGCTAGATTTGCAAAAGGTATACTTGATGCAGCAGACGCTGCTTATGCATTGGAGACTTGGGATCAACAAGATGAGTGTATGACTTTTAATTGTGTAAAAATGAGAAGCAATAGGATGGAAAGCTTCACAAGTGCAGTAGATTGGGAAACCTTGAAGATTGGTCCGCAGTCTGCACTAAATCCTAAAGAGAAAGAAAATATAGAAAACAGTATGAAAACAGGAGAAGATGTAGATGACATTTAGATGGCAACCATGGGTTTTAAGCCTATACATATATGGGGCATTTGATCCCCTAATTTTAACTATCGCTGCATTAGTAAACAGATTATGATTTTATACACAGAAGCACAATTAATGATAGCATATACTAGATATGTGCGAAAACTAAAAGAAAGCAATATTCGTATTGCTCCGCCAACAATAGAGGAGTTTCGTGTGATTTACGAAACAGAACTCGAAGAACAATTATGGGATCAGTTAGATGACTAAAACAGAAAAAGCCGCATTACAAGAATCTGTACTACAGGTAGGCGCTGCTCTTGTTATTAACTTTCCATTACAAACATTCCTACTATGGTTATTCATAGAAAAATGGGGATGGACAAGTGCATTTTTGATATCACTTGTTACTACTTTTATATTTACAGTAGTTGCATTGATACGAACATACATGATTCGTATGGAAATTGAAAAGAGACGTAGACATGGCTTATGGAGAAAAGTAAGAAATGGCGGCAGATAGAATCAGTAAGGAAACGGCAGAGTTAGTAGCTCTGCCTCCCTACACTTGGGAAACACGATCAGTTAAGTTTCTATTGAATCAGAAAAAGATTTATCAGAATATAGAACGAGTTCCCATAAATCAACCACTATACGATAGTATAGAGAAGCATGGTATTGAATCCCCCATATTGTGTATGCCTAACTATTATCCTATTGCAGGAAGTCAAAGAATGAGAGTAATGTGGGAACTAGTAAGAAAACACCATGATGGATGGATGTTTAAAACAATGAATATAAAAGTCTGCCGATTTGACAAAGAATGGTGGAATATGTTTTATTTATGGGGAGATAAAGAAGAAAGAGATCGTATGATAGCAATATGGTTTCAAATGGTAGAACTTGCTTGGAAAAGTAAGTACTATGAACACGAAACAGATCCAAGTGGTAAAAAGATGACAGACTTTGAAGAACTTGGAGATCAACTAAAAGGATGGAAACATAAACAATGAAAGTATTTTTAGAACACTTCTTTTATGCACTAACAATGTGTATAGTGCTACTTATACCTATATTTGGTATTGCATTAATGATAGGTACGCTTATATAATGACAGTAGAAGAACTATTACAAGAACGAAAAATACAATATAAGTTGTCTCCGGCAGACGCTATTGTTAAGTGCTTGAACCCTGAGCATGATGATAGTAATCCAAGTATGAGAATTGATAGAATTACAGGTGTATTCAACTGTTTTTCTTGTGGGTTTAAAGGTAATTTATTTAACCACTACGACGCTCCTTCGAATCCGTTGGACATTCGTAGAGAAAAACTTAGAAGAAAAGTAGAAGAAAAAAGAGCATCTTCCGTAGGATTGAAGATGCCAAAGAATTTTATGCCTTATGTAGGTAACTGGAGAGATATATCTCCAGACGCTTATAAAAACTTTGATGCATTTATACATCCAGACAAACCGTTTACAGGCAGAATTTCTTTTCCAATCAAGGACTTGACAGGGAGAATAGTGGCATTTAACTGTAGAACACAGTCAATGACTGATGTTCCTAAATACTTAATCCATCCCCCAAAGGCAGTATTACCCCTATTCCCTGCTCGAGTCCAACCCATAAAAGGCAGAGTAATATTAGTAGAAGGTATATTTGATATGCTAAACTTACATGACAAAGGATTAGAAAATGTTATGTGTTGTTTTGGTACAAGAAATATAGATATTGAGAAACTAAAACTACTCAAAATGCAAGGTGTGGAGGCAGTAGATATACTATTTGATCCAGACGAAGCAGGGCAGGAAGCTTCAATCAAGATACAAGAAATGTGCGAGATTGCAGAGATACTTGCTAAAAATGTAAAAATACCGATTGCTCTTGGGGATGCTGGAGCACTCAACAAAGAAAAAGTAAAACAATTAAAGGAACAATTATATGGCTAAAATAGCATTAATCGAAAGTAAGCCTAGTCGAAATGACTATGTAAAACTTTTCAACAACGAGTTTGATTTTGACAAGTATGAATTATGCTCTGACCCAACAGTAAAGAAAGTATTAAAACGAGATTGTGATATCGAAATAGATATTGATTCTTATGACTGGCTTATACTGATAGGCTCAGAATCATTAAAGTTCTTTACAAATCAAAACTCAGTTACAGAATACAGCGGAAGAGTTGTAGATGACAAATTTCTACCAGTAATAAACCCAGCAATGATAACATTCAAGCCAGAGGCAAAGAAAGTATGGGATGAATCTAGTAGTAATATTACGAAATATATTAAAGGAGAACTCAAACAACAGAAACTTGGAGACGATAAGTGTTATGGTATTACAGAAAGTGCAGACTTATATGTATTTCTAGACAACGCATTGAATCATGATAATGATTTTATCGCACTTGACTCTGAAACTTCAGGTTTATACCCAAGAGATGGATATATGCTTGGTATTAGTCTATCTTATGAGCCAGAGCATGGCGCATACATTAGTTCTGATTGTATTGATGAAAAAGCAGAAGGATTGCTACAACAACTATTTGATAAAAAGAGAGTAGTATTTCATAATGCTAAATTTGATTTAGCGTTCTTTGAATATCATTTTGGATTTAACTTTCCAAGATTTGAAGATACTATGCTATTACACTATATGTTAGACGAGAATCCTGGCACACACGGTTTGAAACAACTATCACTGAAATACACACCTTATGGAGATTATGAAAAAGGTATGTATGAGTGGATAGATGACTATTGTCGTAGAAATGGCATACTTAAAGGTAGCTTTAGTTGGGATATGATTCCTTTTGAAATAATGCAAGACTATGCAGCAATGGATGCTGTATGTACATTTTTACTCTTTCAAAAGTTTGAAAATGCTCTAGTAAAAAATGAAAGACTATATGGAGTATATAAAGATATTCTTATTCCAGGCTGTAGATTCTTAACAGATATACAAGATACTGGAGTGCCATTTGACAAAGAAAGATTGCAGACATCTTCAGTGCTAATGCAAGATCAAATTGATGAAGCTATTGCTAAGTTATATACTTATCCAGCTATCAAAGAGTTTGAACATTCACAAGGCAAGGACTTCAATCCTAATAGTACAATGCAACTTAGAGCATTACTATTTGATTACTTAGGTCTCAAGCCTACAGGTAAGAAAACAGGAACAGGTGCAGACAGTACAGATGCAGAAGTGTTAACTCAACTTGCAGAAGAACATGAAGTACCACAATTAGTATTAGATATTCGTCAGAAAGTAAAGATTAAAACTACTTATCTTGATAAGATATATCCACAACTTGATAAAGATAGTAGACTTCGTACTGGATTTAACCTTCATGGTACAACATCAGGTCGTCTATCTTCTAGTGGTAAAATGAACATGCAACAGATTCCAAGAGACAACCCAATTGTTAAAGGATGTATCAAAGCTAATCCTGGCAAGAAAATAGTTGCAATGGACTTAACAACAGCAGAAGTTTATTGTGCAGCAGTACTTGCAAATGATAAAGCATTAATGGAAGTATTCAAGGGTGGAGGAAACTTTCACTCAAACATTGCAAAGCTCGTCTTTAATCTTCCTTGCGAAGTAGACGAGGTTGCAGAACACTATGGCACACAAAGACAAATGGCTAAAGCTGTTACATTCGGAATAATGTATGGAGCTGGTCCAAAGAAAATTAGTGAACAAGTAACCAAAGATAGTGGTACTTACTTTAGTATGAATGAAGCAAGTGCAGTTATTAAAGATTACTTTGAACAATTTCATGGTCTTAAGACTTGGCTTGACTCACAGAAAAAGTTTATTCAAGATAATGGATTCATCTATTCTCACTTTGGTAGAAAGAGAAGATTACCAAATGTATTCTCTACCGATAAAGGTATTGCATCACATGAAGTAAGATCGGGAGTAAACTTTCTAGTACAATCGATTGCATCTGATGTAAATTTACTTGGAGCAATTGATGCTCACAATATTATTAAACAAGATGGCAAAGAAGATAAAATGAAAATATTTGCTCTAGTTCATGACTCTGTTCTTGCAGAAGTTGATGAAGATTGGGTCGAACATTATCAGTTTATACTGAAAGCTTGCATTCAAAAAGACAGAGGAATGTCTATTCCAGACTGCCCAGTTGGATGTGATTTTGATATTGGAGACGATTATTCCTTTGGAAAGTTTGAAGCAAAGTATGGATAAGCAAGTACTAAAGTTAGTAGTATATACTGATGAAGATATAATCAATATGGAAATGGATGATCATGTAGCAATTATAGAAAAAGCTATAGAAGAAAAAACCTTTAACCGTATAGAGTTAATTAATCCTGCTAAAAAATGAATCTCTCAGATATACAGTTTCCAATCTATGTAGTGCATACAGATGATGTAGTGCGTCAAGATGGAATCTTATGGTGCGAGGGCGCTGTTATTGATGATAGAAACACAGTAGGAAGTTCATTAGGAGAAAGAAGATTAAAGACTCCCATGAAGAATCTTTATGATCTTAAGTATCAAATTGATGACTTTGGAGGACTCATAAAACATAGAGGAAGATTCTATGTAGATTCAAATGGAAAGTTTTTCATTTACGAAAAAAGTAAAAGTGCAAAATTGAAGTATCACTTAATAGGAAAGTTAGAACATAAAGATGTTGCTACTCTTATGTGGATTCAAGGCATACCTTTTCCTTTTGAATTACCAAGACCACCTGCAATGACAATGCGTTACGCAGGTATTTTATATATAGATGACAAACCATCTTTCGTATATGATTTCTCAGAAACTTTACAGAAAGATAGCTGGAGAAAAATATGATAAGAATGGCATATGCAGTACCTTTTTGGTACTCTAAAAAAGACAGGATATCCGACGAAGCCTGTGATGAAATAATAAGACTCGGAAAAGAAAATGGATTAGATAAAGCAGGAATATACGGCGCTACTGGAACTTCTCAAAAAAGTAATAAAAAACTGCGAACATCAAATGTATCGTGGTTTGAGAAAGGACATTTCTTAGAAACTATGTTACAAGGATATACTACGCTAGCAAACTTAGAAGCGTGGAACTTTATTGTAACAGGCAAAGAGCAAATACAGTTTGGTGAGTATAAAACAGGTGGTTTTTATAATTGGCATACAGATTCAAATTTGAATCCTTCAGTGCCTTTTCGAAAACTATCTATTACAGTTAATTTATCTGATCCAAAAGATTATCAAGGTGGTAACTTTGAAATAAAAAATCCACAAGGGCAAGAACTAAAGATGCCTTTAGGACAGTTAAGAAAAAGAGGAACAGTAATTATTTTTCCTTCTTTTCTACAACATAGAGTTACTGAAGTAAAAAGAGGGACACGATACTCACTAGTTCAGTGGTATAATGGTCCCGAGTTTAAATAGGAGATAACATGGCAAATCATGTTTACTTTACAATAAATATATCAACAAATGAAGAAGGAGAAAAAGCCTTTGACAAAGCTCTTGTTACTCAAACCTCAACATATAAGGATTGGGAAGGCAAGCCTAGAGAAATGGAAGAACTGTCAGAGTTACACACCTTACCTTTTATGCCCGAAGCAGAACTAGATGAAGAAGGATTTGTAGTAAATTCATGGGATTATTACTGCGACAATGTAGGAGCAAAGTGGTGTAACATTGAAGATTGGTCTAGTGATTGGCTTAGTGGATATTCTGCTTGGTCACCCCCTTCTCAGATGTGTGAAAACATAATAAAATATCTTATGAAATTTGATCCAAATGTTTCATTAAAAATGACTTATGAAGATGAGTTTCGAAATTTTGTTGGAAAACTTTGGATAGACGCTGCAGACGGTGAAATTTCAATTGACGAAGAAGAAATGGATGGGGATGAAATAACAGATCAAGTTGCACACCATTTAGGACTTGAAGAAATACCTGAAGATTTTGAATGGGGCGAGGAGTTTGAAATGGAAGATGGCAATACAGTATATCCTTATGAAGTTTCAGATGACATAGTATATGCTTTCTTCGAAGAATGATAGTAGTTAATTTTTTCGGAGGAGCGGGGTCAGGTAAGTCGTCACAGGCTGCTGGACTCTTTTGGGCAATGAAAGCCCAGCATTTTAGTGTGGAACTTGTAAATGAGTTCCCCAAACAGCTCGTCTGGGAAAAGCATACAGATCCTTTATCAGATCAATTATATATTTTTGGAAACCAAAACCGACAAGTTTATCGGCTCGAAGGACAAGTTGAGTATTGTATTACGGACTCTCCCACCCTTTTGAGTATCGTCTATAAAGACGCATATTCAAAATCCCCGTACTCAGACGCATTATCTCAGCTTGTCCTAGAGAGCTATTATAGAAATAAGAATATAAATTTCTTCTTAGAACGCACAGAGAGTTACGAAACTACAGGGAGAAAACAATCAAGAGAAGAATCAATGAAAATTGACGCAAGTCTAAAGAACATTCTTGATAGTAACAATATTAATTATAAGACATTAAATTATGAGAACGAAACCAATATTCTTCTTACAATGTTAGAGTATGTAAAAAGTGAAAGCAGTACTCTCTAACAGAATATACATGGAGGTAACTTCTTCTTATCAGTCACAGCTCGATAAAGAACTTACATACAGTATACCCCCAAGGCGACCAATCGATCCACCCATCATAATTAAAAATATGGGTATAATTCGTGCTGGTCTAGTTACTGTACCTGCAGGTCGTACTGATTTGATACCAGAGGACTACGAAATTGTCGATAAGAGGGTTGACAAGCCAGTAGAACCTTATGACTTTAAGTTTACTTTACGAGAATCACAACAAAAAGTATATGACGAAGTTGATAGCAGTTGTATAATTAACGCTTGGGTAAGCTGGGGTAAGACATTTACTGCGTTAGCTATCGCAAATAAATTAAAACAAAAAACGCTTATAGTAACACATACATTAGCGTTGCGATCTCAGTGGGAAAAAGAAGTACAAAAAGTCTTCGGGGTTGCGGCGGGTGTGATTGGCTCGGGAAAGTTTGACATAAATAGTAACATTGTCGTTGGAAACGTACAAACTCTCTATCGAAATGTCGACAAAATCGCAAATGAGTTCGGTACAATTATATTGGATGAGATGCACCATGTATCTTCGCCTACTTTTACCAGACTTATTGATGCCTCTCGCGCACGATACAAAATTGGACTTACTGGTACAATGCAGAGAAAGGATGGACGACATGTAATATTTCGTGACTACTTCTCAAATACAGTATTTAAACCACCCAAAGAAAACTATCTTACTCCACGAGTTGATATTTTAAAGAGTGGAATAAGATTTCATGATGGTGCACTTGATTGGGCATCTAAAATTAACGCACTTGCATATGATTGGGAATACCAAAATACTATGGCAGTGCTAGCAGCAAGTTATGCTGCAAAAGGACACAAAGTTTTATTAGTAAGTGATAGAGTTGATTTTCTAAAAGCGTGTGCTCGTCTCATTGGTGATGATGCAATCTGCGTAACTGGAGCTATTCCATATGAAGAAAGACCTGCGCTTATTAAAGAAATTTATAATGATAAAAGTGTGCTATGTGGAACACAGTCGATTTTTAGTGAGGGAATTAGTGTTGATTGTTTGAGTTGTCTTATATTAGCTACTCCAGTAAACAATGAACCACTACTAACTCAGCTCATAGGTCGTGTTATACGGATGTATGACGGAAAGCCTCAGCCTGTAATTGTAGATATACACTTAGAAGGGCGAACAGCTAAAAAACAGGCAACTGCAAGAATGGGATACTACATACGACAAAGCTATGAAGTATCTGAAATATAGCATGAAAAAATATATCTTGACATGGAGTTAAATTTTTGATATAATATGTTATTCTATAATTGGGAAAAAGTAAAAAGGGAAAGCAATGGCAGTGTTAAGGACATCTTAACAATCCTCCATATACTTACTTATAAACTTCCACCAGTGAATAGACATGACAGAATATATAAGTTTTGGACTAAAAATTTTCATGGACATAGTTTCTTGTTAAATCCAAAACCTTTATTTATTCAAAGAAGGAGATATTCAGATAGCGAGATTGCGCAGTATGCAGGTGTCGCTTCTCTACGCAACTATTTTGAATATCAAAAAACGAAAGACACCAGATTAGACCTCCTTCACTTTACAGGGAACGAGGACAGTATTAAAAATAATAGATTACTAAAGATAGAGGGCGATTATATTCGCTTTTTATTTGAAGAAATCACTATAGGAGAAATAAAATGGCAATAAAATTTAATCAAGCCAAGGGCGAAGCCCAAAAGAACAAAATCGATAGCTACCAATATGTAGAAGGCGATAACAAAGTAAGAATGGTCGGTGACATGTTACCAAGATATGTATACTGGCTAAAAGGTGAGAATGGAAAAAACTTACCGTTCGAATGCCTATCATTCGATAGGAACAAAGAAGCATTTACCAACGTAGAAAAAGACTGGGTGAGAGAATATCATCCTGAGCTTAAGTGCGGCTGGTCATATGCTATTCAGTGTATACATGATGGCAAAATCAAAGTGCTTAATCTTAAAAAGAAATTACTTGAACAAATCATGGTAGCAGCTGAAGATCTCGGCGATCCTACCGATCCTGAAACTGGATGGGATGTACATTTTAAAAGAGTTAAAACAGGCCCAATGGCTTATAATGTTGAGTATCAACTACAAGCTCTTAAATGTAAACCTCGCCCATTGACAGAAGCAGAGCAGGAGCTTGTTTCTGAACTCAAATCTATGGATGAAGTCTTAACTAGACCTACTCCAGATGCTCAGAAAGAGCTACTTGATAGATTGAGAGAAGGTTCTAGCAATGAGCCTGATGAAACAATTTCTGACGAATTCGATATTTCTTAGGAGAGCATTATGTTAACAGTAGGAGACAGATTTCCAGACTTACACATGAAAGGTGTAAATGAAGAAAATGAAATCATTGATGTAGATGTATTACTCGCCGAATGGTCAGTAGTATATTTCTATCCAAAAGATTTTACTTTTATTTGCCCAACAGAAATAGCTGGCATGGACGAATTAAGTAGTCGTTGTGATGTTATTGGTGTAAGTGGAGACAACGAGTTTTGTAAACTTGCTTGGAAAAAAGATAACTCTCTCATTCGAGACATAAAACATATTCTTGCAGCAGATTGCGGTCTTCGACTTTCTCGTGAACTAGGAATAGTTAATGAGGAAGAAGGAGTATGCTATCGTGCAACTTTTATAATCGATCCCGAAGGAATCATTCAACATGTATCAGTAAACGCACTAGATACAGGAAGAAGTGCAACTGAAATCTCACGAACACTACAAGCCTTACAGGCAGGTGGTCTAACAGGGTGTTCTTGGACACTCGGGGACGAGTTCGTAGGATGATTTTATTTACTGCAGATTGGCATATTAAGCTTGGACAAAAGAATGTACCAATACCTTGGGCGTGCTCAAGGTATAAGATGTTCTTTGAACAAATTTATGAACTTGAAAAAGACGTTGATTTGCACATCATTGGTGGGGACTTGTTTGACCGAGTCCCCAGCATGGATGAACTTACACTTTACTTTGACTTTGTAAAGGGTGTTTCAGTAAATACTATTATATTTGATGGTAACCATGAAGCAACACGCAAAAACCAAACATTTTTTACAAATTTAAAAAGAGTGACAGAAGAATTAAATCCTCTTGTAAAAGTATATACAGAAACTTTCTATCAAGACGATTGGGCAGTACTGCCTTATGCAGACTTACACAAAAAAGAAAGCATAGAAAATATTAATACAGACGTACTATTTACTCATGTCAGAGGAGAAATACCACCTCATGTTACACCAGAAGTAAATTTAAAAAGATTTGATAAATTCAAAGTTGTGTTTGCAGGAGACTTACACGCACATAGCAACACACAAAGAAATATAGTATATCCTGGAAGTCCTATGACTACAAGTTTTCATAGAAAGCACGTTGAAACAGGGTATTTAATGATAGACGATAATGATGGATTTCAATGGACATGGCATACATTTGATCTACCACAATTAATTCGTAAAACAGTTACAGATCCTAGTGAAATGGTACAAACAGAGTTTGACCATACAATATATGAGATTGAAGGAGATGTATCAGACTTGAGTAGTATCAAGAACAGTGAATTACTAGATAAGAAAGTAATTAAAAGAAAGACAGAAGCAACTCTAATATTGGATAAAGAGATGACAATAGAAGAAGAACTAGGAGAGTACCTAGGTTATATATTAGAGTTAGATAATGATAAAGTAAAAAACATTTTAGGAGTATTCAGTGATTACGCTAAAGAAGCTAACGTGGAGTAATTGTTTTAGTTATGGTTCGGACAATGAACTTAACCTTGATGAAAGCATAGTAAACCAACTAGTTGGAACAAATGGAACAGGAAAAAGTTCAATTCCGTTAATACTTGAAGAAGTATTATTTAATAAAAATTCAAAAGGAATCAAAAAAGCAGACATACCAAATCGTGAAGTCAACAAAGGCTATGATATAGGTTTGACTTTTGATGTTGTAGATGATGAGTATGAAATCGAAGTAGTACGCAGAGGAAATATAAAAGTAAAATTATATAAAAACAAAGAAGATATTTCTAGTCATACTGCAACAAATACATATAAAACACTAGAAAAGATTATTGGTATTGATTTTAAAACTTTTTCGCAGATTGTATATCAAAATACAAATGCAAGTTTGCAATTTCTTACTGCGACTGACACAAATCGTAAAAGATTCTTAATTGATCTTTTGCAGTTAGATAATTATGTAAAATACTTTGAAGTTTTTAAAGATTTATCACGAAATTTGAGTGGAGAAGTTTCAGTCATACAAGGGAAAATTGACACAATTGATAAGTGGTTATTAGATAATAAATTGGAAGATACATCACTACTTTCGAAATTAGAATTACCATTTTACTCGGAAGAAGATGAAGAGTCTTTGCGGTCTTTACAATTAGAATTCCAAAATATCTCAGAAATTACGAAAAAAATTAACCAAAATAATTTATACAAAAGCCAGTTAGAATCCATTGATTTAAGTTTTGCGAAAGATTATGTTGCAAAAAATCAATGGCAAGACACAGAACAGTTAGTAGAAGAAATTGGAGAAATAAAGTCAAAAAGTGCGCAAGAAGTACGAATGGTCAAGAAGTATATGGACTTGCAAGAATTAGAAGATGCAGGATGCCCAACATGTGGTCAAGATATAGATATAACATTTATTAAAAAAGAATTACACAAACATCAAACTGCTCGTACAGCATATTCTGAAAAACTAGATGAAGCAAATGATAAACTAGCAGACATAAATGAAGCAAATAAAATGCTAAAACAAATGGAGCAGAGAATAAATAGTTGGGAAGAAATTTACAGAAATATAGACCATAAACTTCCTTTATATGTTCCAGACGCAGAAGAAGTACAAGATAAAATAATTAAATTAA